CAGAACACGTCTCGAGGCCGAACCGGCTTTTTTATTTCCAGGAGTTCGCTTGTAAGCGACAGCTTCTTTCTCGCCTATGGCGGGCTCCACTGGAGTTATCAGGAAATCCGATCACTGCCGCTCAGGCTTCGACAGCAGTTTGTGGAAGCCTTGGAGCGGCAGATTGATTTTGAACGGGAGCAAATGGAAAAGCGATGATGAATAACGAGGATTAAATAGACAAGAAAGCAGCATATCTAGCAGGTCACAAAGCTTGCGGATTGAAAGTCGGGGATAAAGTAAGAGTTGTGAGAACCCCTGAAGAATATGAACAAGGATGGGAACCAATGCAGAGTGGCATAGACTTGGCACAATGCGGTGATATTGGTTTTATTACTAATGATTACAGTTCAGAAGGTTTTGAACTAGATAATATGTCATTTGTCCCTTGGTTTGTACTCGAACTAGTTGAACCTCAGTTCAAACCGTTTGATAAAGTGTTGGTTAGGGACAATGCAGCAGATATATGGGAGCCTCGATATTTCGCTTTGTTCAAAAGTGTAAGTTACGCAGATCCACAATATGGACATTTTACTTTAAACAGATTCATCATTCCACTTCCTCCGCACGTTTGAGGGCTTCTTTAATCCTGAACTCAGTCAGATTAGCGTTTCCCAACAACTCTAAGTCCTTCAAGGCGTCCTCCAACGCATCAGCCAGAATCAGCACGCGCTTGGATTGAGTTATAGCTGTTTCTTCTATAGATGTTAACCGACCTATCTTTCCCTCATAGATATACATTTGGTCAATAAATCTTACTGCCTCTTCCTTCACCTTAGACATGTTGAACCTCCTTAAAAATCAATATCATCAATAGTTATATAATGATCATCTTCATCGTATCCATCATCTTCATCTATAGTATGTTTCATACGAATGTCCGGTGTTCCGTATGCTTCCATTGCCTCGTCAATATCGTCATATTCTCCGCACTCACAAAAAAAATCTTCCATTTCAACCTCCTTTTTCGCAACTATACACTTACCGTGTTCAATGTCAACAAGTTTTTTATTTTTTTTAAACCCCCATACCCTCAACATCGACAATCTGACTATGACCCAGTTCGGATATTTCGTAATAGGGCACGTCTTCTGTAGCTGAGATAGAGTTGTCAACCATACCATGTCTATACGATTCCAAAGCATACCGAAGGGCATCAATGAAATGGTTATGCTTGTCCTCAATGATCGGCAACACTTTTTTAGTAACCTTGTCCATCTTGTACGAATAAAGTCTAAGCTCGTCTTGAACGCAAGTACATTTATGATCAACGACAATATCATAAGATTTTAGAAATGATATGCCGTCCTCGATGCTGCCTTTACCTTTTTTAGAACCAACCATATTGTACCCGTAGAAGTTGCGTAATCGACTTATAGTCTCAGGACGGGAGCTATCTGCTGTAATCGTCCATCCTTTATTATCAACAACTTGATCTATTAATTTTGGCAAATCTTCTGTTTCAATGCCAACCCCGCCCGACTCTCTATCAATATATATACGCTTGTTAGGTTCATCTACCCAACAACGCAGAATAGCTGATGGGTCTTTGGAGAAACCGAAGTCCATACCAAAATATAAAGGATGCCCTTCATCTGGTTCAGGTGTCGTGTCAATGCACCACTTGCCATAAAAGACCTGTGCTTCCGAGTGCTGGACAGGCTGGCCTTTCCAAACATGGTTAAACTTGTCAGCATCCCTGCTACGGTCCCATTCCATTTGTTTACGCAAAACATCTGGAAACCAAGGATTTGCATCATAGTTAACCTGTACCACGATTGAATCAGGTGGCGGGTCACCAGCAACAAACATTGCATATACCGGATCAGTCTCTAATTTCGGGTTAAAGGACCACCACAGCTCTGACTTCTCTTTACGGATGGTAGGTAAAAGAATATCAATAGAATCTTGACTAACCGTGTGAGCTTCTTCAATCCAGCAAATATCAATACCCTCAAGCGACTTGATCTTGTCTGCGTCTGTACTCCGTAACCCACAAAAAAGAATCAGGCTACCAGTTCCCTTATGACGAATCTCTGTCTGTGTTGATTCAAATTCGTTCTGTGCTCCTTGACGTTCTATTTCATCGTCCAGCAGCCTCTTTACTGAGTCCTTGATACTTAACTGAATTTCCCTAGCACACAAACAACGCAACGGCACTTGTCTACACAGTGATATCATAGCACGAGAAAAAGCGCGAGACTTACCTGCCCCACGCCCACCATAAAAGACCTTGTGTCTTGCCCTCTTGTTTAACAGGGGCTTAAATATCGATGATAATAAAAGCTTATTCTTCATCTCTCGGGTCTACATATTCAATTTGCTGGAATTTCACAGGGCCGCCATTTTCGCCCGTATGCTCGATCTTCTGAGCTTCCTTGAACCCATGGTTACACTTAAGATTAAAAATGCAACCTGTGGCCTTTTGCGGTTGATCTATAGACATAAGCTGCAACCCGTAAGAAACTTTTTCCTTAGCTTTTTTGACTATTGCAGAAAATTCAGGTTTTCGCCCATATTCTGACAGACCTTCTAGTGTTAAATCAAGGTGTTGTGCTAATCCAGATATCAAATAAGGCTCGGGCACATTTGCCCAAACAGGTGTTTCATTCCCGTCTTTATCTTTACGTTGACTGACAACGATCATTCTACCATCACAATTTTCAAAATACATCTGAACCATTGCGTCAAAGTCTATACAGTTATTATATTTTGGAGGTCTACCTGCTGGCATTTTTATTCAACCTTTTTGACATATTTTTTAAAGGGATATCTTTTTGTGGCCTTGTCAACCTTATCAATTATGCTTTCGCCACGATCCAACAACTTAAAGAAAAATTCCATCTTTGTCATATATACTCCATTTTAACAATCTTGCTTTTACTTAAAAAACTTTAAAAACTCTTTATTCCCCTTAAACCCTTCAACACATTTTTTATACTGTAAAACAGCCCACAAAACTAACATTTCTTTATTCTCTTCAGGCATATCAGCATTTTCAAGTCCTTCAAATGTTGCCGAAAAATCAGCGATAAGAGACTTAATAGATTCACACTGATTTTTAACTCGCTCTTTAAATTCATATTCAGTCATACATACTCCTTATTTTATATACCCGTTTAGTGCTACGGGCCAACCTTAGATAACTTGGACTGGTACGCATATTAAGCGTTCCAAGTGTTGTTCACTATATAACTTCTAGAAATTCTCCCCAGAGGGGGAAAGCCCTCATGGGGACGGATGCGTCAATATTACCAATGCTTTGCCCAAAGATAAGTAGACTAACACCACAACTATGGTACGGACAGTCTGATTTGAACAGACGATCTCTTGCTCCCAAAGCAAGCGACTTACCAAACTAGCCTATGCCCGTAAAATTGGCAGATCGTACACGAATCGAACGTGTGATTACAGAGTCAAAGTCTGTTGTTTTACCACTAAACTAACGATCCAAAATTTATTTATCATTCATCTTTTTGATTGCGCTCTCAACAATCACTTCTTGATGAATTGTCGGTAGTGCATCGCCCGCCACCAACTCCTTAATATGTCCAATATGCAGTCCGGTTTCCTTGGCAAGCGATTTATATGTAATCTTTTTGTTCTCTGACATAGCCTCTTGCAATAACTTACAAAACGGCCTATTTGCAGTAATCATATTATCTCCTTTTGTTTATTTTGTCAACGTACCACAGGCCAACGATTGCCGTTACTGTGCTCCTCTGGCATATCAACCGCTAACGTCATCCACCCGAAGTCAGAGCTAAAAAAATAATTCCAATTGTGCAATGTTTCAAAGTTTGTCATGGGTACTCCATTTAATTAGCCTTATCATATTCGTCATCAGTCATCCAAACAGGCAAAACCCTACAGAGAGATTCATCTTTATTACACAAAGATTCTGCATCTTTCTTTTCTTTAAATTTACAAACAGGGCAATCCCAATAATCAAAAACTGCGTACCCCTTTTTCATCTTGTCTATATGTTTCACAACATCCTCCTTTGTTTTGTTGGTCACAGAATATCACAATCAAATCTTATGTCAACAACTTTTTTCAAATAAAAAAGCCCCCGACAATTAAGCCGAGGGCCATAACAAAAGGAGGTTGGATGTAAAACGAATGGATTGCATGTAAATTTATGAACTCAATAAAAAGACAATATACACTTTATTCATTCTTGTCAAGTTCTTTAGTCCGTTTTTTTAACCATTTTTTAATATTTTCACTTTTATCATAACAATCTAGGTATTTATCGTATATTTTTAATATATATTCTGCTGCTGTGTTCCCATTTAATTCATCACTTTGAGGTGGCAACTCTGGCTTTTCACAATTTAAATAAATATCAGGGGGCGACAAGATTAATGGGTAGGGTTGCGGTTGAATTACTACTTCTGGCGGCAATGTCTTCGTGCATCCAATCAAAAACAGACACAATAGCAGGGTGCAAGGGGCAATTCTCATTTTCTTTTTTCCTCTTAATATTATTCAGCTCAGATACCTTTTTTTGAAGCGTAATAGCCCTTTTCTTCGACTTTTGTGCTTCTATAGCAGATTGCTTCAAGTCTTCCTTCAATTTGCGTTCTGACTCAATATATGTATCTTCAATTTGTTTAGTAAGGTCGACCTGCGCTTTTATTTGTGCAACCGATCGAGTGTAAAGCTGTTCATATTTCTCAGCATTTTTTTTAGCCTCTTGATAATCATAATATATATATAAAGCACCACATATTAAAACACCTATACCGATATATTTAAACAGTGATGACGTAAAAAAAGATATTACCTGAGCCCACATTTTAACATCCTATACCATTTATGTATACGGTTCACATACACTATTGTTTCCTGACTATATTTTCCTGTTACAGCAGGAAGACCCTTTATTATCTCGGCGTATGACATTGCACCGTTAACTTTTTTCTGCGCTTTAAGTAGATTACCAAACCCCGCATTATAACTTGCTCTTGCTAAATCCCATCTATCAATATCAGCTCGTTTATTAGACCATCCATAATATAATTTAGACATGTAATAAGCTCCGCCATCGATAGCATATTTAGCAACGTGCGGAGATATTGCACCATAATTTAACCGTTTGCAAATATCTGCCCAAGTAGCTGGCATGAATTGTGCAAGCCCTTTTGCCCCCACAGGTGATTCCGCATCTGGATTAAGCAATGACTCTTGATATAACTGAGCCTTCCACCAAAGCCAATTGGCATTATACGTCCGAGGCCACCATTTATTAACAGCACTCTTTATATCCAGATCATACCGTTTTGTAAATAAACTATCTGCATTAGCGGGACATGACAAAGCCAAGCAGCATACAAGCACCAAACCAACGCAAACCGTAATATATAGCCGTTGCAATACTATCCTCCCGTATTTTTGCTATAGCATCTTTAAAAGGTCTATTATGTGTTTTGTCAAGAAAACGCAAACCAAGCCACAACATACACATTGCAGTGAACCCATAAACAATCGATACTGCAAAACTAAAACCTGTCAAATCAAATATACTGTTCATTACTAACACTCCTGTCAAAATCTATAGCATCCTGTATGCTGCGAATTATTGTTACTTGTCCTTGCCAACTTCCATGAAATTCTTTTTGTGCTTTTGTCAATTTTTGCTGACTTGGCGGTTTATCTCCGTCTTTCACCTCTGCTAAATAATTAACACCATCTTTACCAATTATCAAATCTGGAAACCCTCGTCCAGCCGTTGCGGTATCATAAACACTATAGCCCAACACTCTAAAAGTTTCTCTAATCTCAGCATGATTATCATCAACTCTCGCTGCATATCTACTTTTCATTACACCTCCGAATTGTGATAATACACTTTTCGGGATACATTTCACAGTATTTAATATGACATTCTTTAATCTGATTAAAACGATTAATGACACAATTATTTACAAGTAGTTTAACTATTTCGAATATGTCAAAAAATTGACGCTCGTTTTCAGTATAAAAATCAATTGACAATGACACGTTATCATTTAGCGCAAGGTCATCAATTTTTAACGCTCTCAAACATCCTTTAAATTGCTCCTTAAAAACTCTATATGCTGGCAAATATTCATAACCATAAGAGCTGGGTTTAGATATTATTTTCTTTATCTTATCTGGAATAACTGGGACCGCTACGGACCATTCATCATTTTTTATCATAATTCATCCTTTCGTTAAGCTTGCGCTGAAATTTCTGTGTTTCTTCAAGTTTTATATGTTCGTCAATCATCAAGGCCCCTTCAATAACTTTCATGCACATTTTAAGCTGCAAAAACTCACGACAAATTTGTTCTTTAGAGTCTTGGCGATCAGGACGATTTATAAATCTCAATACAGCGGCAGACAGCTCACTTGCTTCCTCTGCAACATTCATCAACCTTGCATCAAACCCATCACACTCAAGAGCATCACTATACATTGTCATCTTTATCACCTTCAAGTTCAGCAATTCTAGCTTCAAGTTTTGCAATTTCGTCATTTTTTTCTTTTATTTTAAAATCAAAAGTATTTCTCATATTAGTTACAGCTTTTTCGTGTGCATATATAGAAATTCTACCGTCTGTCTCAGTTTCAGAACTTTTACCCTCAATCATTTTATTTTATCTCCGATTACAATTTTGTTATTTACAGTAAAATCACCATCTCTATCATAATCTACAACTGCAAAACCCTGTATGTGCTGATTACCGATAGACATATAAGAAGGGGCTACCGTACACATACAACCCACGGCCCAACTGCCCTTAAAATCATTTAGTTGTTTGTGCATGTAATTTTGTACAGTGTGATGATGACCAAAAATTATATTTTGTTGCACCTTCATAAACTTTGTTCTGGCAACCATAACGCCACCACCTAATACCTCGTGACCGTGTAAATAATGTAAATTACCTATCTTAAATGGTTCACCCTTTTGTTCCATCAAATCTACATTACGAACATAGTCAATGTCAAGCCTTTTCAGCTCCAATATTTGTGGAATCTCTACACCATAAATTCTAGTAAGAGCTGGTGCTTTTGACTGAATGTAACGCGTTAATCTATTTTCATGATTACCCTCAATGTATGTAATCTCTATATCTGGGAACCATGATTTAAGATTCTCAAGCAACAAAATATCAGCTTCTATCTCTTCGTCAAAATGCTGTTCCGGGGTCCGAGCATAATGTGAAACCTCAAAAAAATCACAAAAATCACCGAGTAACACAACTCTTGATATATTGTGATATTTAGTTACATACTCAATAGCATTATGTAAAGATCGAATATCGTGATATGGTGAATGTACATCACCGAGACATAAAACCTCTTTATTTTTATATTCAAAATCTATTTTTTTAAGCCGCTCCCTATACCCCCGAATAGTACGCCTTGTAACGTCAAACTTTAATGCCAAGTCGTGAACCATTTTACTGTCACGTTCACTTTGTGGATATAGCTTTACGGCATCAATTATTTCTTGATTAACACTTCTCACTCTTTACCTCCTTAACACACTTTTTTGCAGTACATTTTAATCTGTACCAATTCCCGTCACTCAACCACGGTAAGACTGCAAAAGTTTTTTCGTAAACTAAATACTTACATTTATCACACTTTTCATGAGACATAATAGGCATAGTAACTCCCTTTTGTAAAGCTATAATTCGCCTTGATAATTATATGTTGACGTGTCGACATGGAAATTAAACCTTAATCCACTGACTTTACCGTTACGCTGAAAACGCACTTTTTGAATATAAACATTTGTTTCACTGTTTGTCATATCCGGTCTATGAACACATATTATATTATCTGCTTTATTACGCCACATAGCCCCACCAGCAATGTCATAAGCTGTAGGGACAGGGTAATCGCCGTCTTTGTCCTTTTGCAGTTTTGTAGGATGAGCTACAACAAAAGTGTGAATTTTATGTAAACGTGTAAATCTACGGATTTTGGCAAGTTGTCTGCTAATATATTGATCTTCTCTTTCTCCCTTAGCAAATACATGGTCTATTTCGTTCCAAGGATCAATGACTAAAACCTTTAAACCATGCCTAAAAATTAAAGCTTTTGCACGGTTTAAAATAGTATCAACATCAAGCATTATTTCATCGTTTTCAGGTTGTATAAAATAAAAAGCGTCTTTTGTTTCTTCAAAGTATGTGTTAAATTCATCAAAATCTAATTGATAAAAATTAGTAGCTGAATACATCTGCAATAAGTTTTGTGCGTGATTCTCAGCAGGCCAATTTTCAGGGCTGCATGCAGCACTAGGCCATCCGTAAAGGCGGAATAAACCCACCCTAAGAGCGTCTAACCATGTACTTTTACCATGTGAAGGAATCCCCGTAACAAAGCTCATTTGCCCTAATTCGACATTCCACAGATGATGAGTATTATCCCACGGCATTTCTTCGCCAGATTTTGGCGGATCAATTTTTAAATCTACAAGTTTATCATGTAAATCATCCATTGATACTACAGAATTTATCGGAAACGGTTTAGCGGTCTGAATACATCGTAAAACAGTATATCTATCATGCTTTAAAAATGTTTCGTTAGCGTCCTTGCATCCTTCCGGCCACGTTACAACCTTACATTTTTCTATACCAAGTCGTCTCGATAATTCATCAACAAGCTTTTTGCCTGCTTCATCCATATCCCCTGCGAGTATAATTTCTGTCTTGTTGTTAAAAAGTTCCTCTGAACCTTTTAAAAAATCAAATTTTGAACAAAAGTTTTTAGCGTTTGGTGTCGGAGCACCATCTGGGACTGAAACAACGCTTCTGAGCCCAACCTCATATAGCGTTAAAACGTCCATTTCGCCCTCTACAATCGTTATTAATCCCGAAGTCGACTTAGTAGCCATATCGTAGTTGAAAAACGTCTTACGGGCGTTTTTGGCTTGCCTAAATCTTTTATCACCAGAACGATATTTTATATTTACACATTCATCATTATAAAAGTACGGGAACTGTACGCAGTTTACTTCCCCGCCTCCGTTCGGGCCGTGCATCCAAGCTGGACCAGTTTTAATTTTAAAATCTTTAAGTGTAGATTCTGATATGCCTCGTTCTTTAAACCATTTTACAGCATTTTTATCACATTCTGATTCAACAAAATGAGGTTTACTAAAATGCTTTTTAATTTCTTCATGGTTATATTTTTTATTTGAATCTAAATATCCAGACCATCCGCAATGGTGACAAAACCATGCTCCTTTTTCAATGTCGACAGAAAGGCATTGAACATATTTTTTCTGCCTTGTTTCTGAGCATTGAGGGCATGTGGTTCTCCCAGATTGATAATTTGTAATTCCGTAATCTTCAAATGTTTTCATATTTAAAACCACACTGGAGTTTTGCCCGTTTTAGAATATCCTTTTTTGCCTGCATTTGGACTATCGGATTTTTGATTTTTTTCCCATGTTCTGACACATGCCTGCCAATCTTTAATTTTAGTTTTACCCCTCATCCATCCATTGGCTTGATAATGGTCTAAAAAAGTCTGTGGGTCAACATTATTTTTGCGCTCTTCGCAATATGTCTTTACATCTTCCAAAGAAGGCGGACGAAAACCACTTGGTTTTTTAGGTTCTTTCGGTTTAAGAGGTTCAAGAGGTTCTGTACCAGTTACAGGTGTGACTATAGTTGTAACTGTAGTTGTGTCAGCAGTTGTAACTGTAGTTGTGTCAGTAGTTGTTACAGCAGCTGTATCAGTTTCTTCGAGTTCGACAAATAAAAGCTTGTAATGATTACTTTTTTCTCTTCTAAATTTAATCCTTTTTTGTTCCCACTCGATAAAGCCACGGTCTTTTAATTCTTTTAAAGCTTTTTGTATGGTTGTAGGGCTACTAGAGCACTCTTCTGCAAGCGTGCGTACAGACGGATAACATAATCCTGTCTCCCTATTTTGATGGCTATATAAAGCTATGGCAACGAGTTTACAAATAGAACTAATTTCAGAATCTAAAACGGAATCAATCGGTTGTAAAGGATGATTTTTTTTCACTTGTGTTCCCCTTGTGTGTGTTAATAACCTGTTCCTGAACGTCTTTTGCAAACCAGCGTATTTGACGTTTATAATCTTCGGTTATTTTTAGGCGTAATTTATCGTCAATATCCATGACATTTATTCTGTCAAGGAATTTTGCAGTATGCCTATTTTTTAATCTGGATAAAGTTTTATTCACCTGTGTCTCACTTGTTAAAAAGTTATATATCAAAACAATATTGCTCTGTCAAATTTTTAACGATAGCGTAAATTGTCATATCAAATCAGGAATATTTACACGAATATATCACTATATGATTCAAACTGTTCATCGTCAAAAGTGATTGGATTGTTTTTACAAGAATGGCAAACGGGGTTGCCGTCTCTCAGGCCGTGCTTGTCGATATATATTTCCTTGCCGCATATTGTGCAATTTACCTTAACTTTATTGCTATCTCCAAACAGCTCTTTAAAGTGTCTGCCAACCGTCCAACGAGATAAGTTTAGATCATTAGCACACTGCGTTATTGTTGTATTATTCTTTTTAAAATAATTAAATATCTGTTCGTTTATTTTTTTATATACATTTTTATTATATTCTTTAAGAACGTCTGATTTACTCATAATATTATCCAACAAGAAAATCACTGCTATTAATTGATGTTCTGCAACCTGAATAACCATTTAGCGAATTTTTACGCTTTTCCTTACATTCAGCGCACCACGTTTGTGATTTACTAATAATAGCGTCACACGTTTTACATTTATGGTAAAAAAGATCAAACTCATCTTCTGATTCGTCTATAAAATCTTCATTATAATCATCAACTATTTCAGTAATAAAATCTTTGTTTAGTATATATTCACTTGTTCCGAAGCACATTTTAACTTCTTTTTTAGCAGAGATATAAATACTATTGTTGTCAATTTTTATTATATAGCTTAATGATTTAGATGGACGCAATAAAACTCCGTTTCTACTTTTCATTATGCCATATTTATTAATTAAATATCCTTTGTATTGTGTTTCAACAAATTTACTTTCAATATATTCTTCGTACATACTAACTCCTTAGAAATGTATTATATGTTGGGTTTATGCGACTTCCGAAATATGCGTTAACTTTTTTGCGCTTTTCCTTACATTCGTCACACCACGTCTGCGATCTGCTTATAGTTTTATCACATGTCTTACATTTATGAAAGAATAATTTGTCATCATTATTAGATTCTTCTTTTATCGTCACATTATTAAGATATGACCAGATTGCAGTAACTAGCTTGACATTTAATATTTCTTTGTTATCTCCGAAAAGCCTTTCCACTTCTTTTTTACTAGAAATATAAAAATTTTTATTGTTAATTTTTAAATTGTACGACACGCAATTAATTTGAGGCTTAATGATGCCTCTAGGACCACGCAATATGCCATATTTATTAATATGATATCCACTTGCTTTTGTTTCCTTAAACTCACTTGACAAATATTTTTCATAATTTGTTTGCATATTAATTGTCCTCAATATAAATTATTTGTTTATTCATACTTTTTGCTATTTCAATTTCAGCTTGTACACCTGTGGATTCTTTCCATCCATCTAAACAATAAATGTATATTTCATCACAACATGATATCCAATAACTATCAACTTTTTCCCAGTATTTCCAGTCTTTTGGTAAATCCTTCATTTTAGCTATAGGATGACTGTGAGATATCGGGCTATAAACGATATTACCTTTATTTATAAGTTCTCCAGCAAACAGAGAAACGGCTTTAAACCGTTCCTCTTGCTGTTTTTTTGTGCCGCTATATGGTGTTGCAAGATAAATTACTTTCATATTAATAACTGTTAATAATTTTTACAATATGAATCGTAATACAATTCTAATAACCCTATCATATTTAAATCCTCTAAAAAGTTTACTATGTCATTTCTTATTTCTTCTCTTGTGTAGTCTATGCTACAATCAAAAACAGAAACTTCATAGGGTTCTAAATTTTCCATATTATCGCCAAGATGTGCTATTATGTATTTAAATTCTTTTTTATTAAACAAACAAGAGTACCATTTATGTTGGTGACCTTTTGAATAATATATTTTTTTAGTCTTTTTCTTTGTTTTGGCAGTTGTTTTAAGATCAATTATTTTGTTATTGTCTATAAAATCAACTCTGCCACCAATTCTAAATTTGTTACCATTTATTATAATGTCTTCATAATAAGATTGTTGGTATGACATTGTTTCTACAACATCTCTTATATAAATCGATAGTTTATTATGTCCTGAATAAAGTCTTATCTTTTTTTCAAAATTTATACCCCTTTTTGCATAGACATTCATTTCAAAGGGTTTTCTTGATAAAGTATTTTCTAGACTTTCATAAGCTGCTTCTTTCCACATTGGTGGGCATGTTTTTAACCATTGCATAGAATCTAAGAGCGTTGGTGATACAAATTTCATTATTTTGCCTCTTTTTTCGCTTTTTTCATTTTTAAATATTTACCATAAGCTTCACTTTTTGGCTGGCTCATCCCTAAACCTTTACCCCACCAATCATTTCTAAGTAAAACCTTACAAAGCCTTCTCCAACTTGGAGCCCATTGTTTGTTTTCTAACACTCTTGGAGCTTCGTCAGGTATTTCATTTTTGTATCCTCTCTTTTTCCAACCTTTAATATGTCTTTTAAATAAATCAAGATAGTGTTTTCTTGTTACTTCTGGCATTGTAGATAAAAGTAAATTACAAAAAGACTTATAAGTGTGTCCTTCTGGTTTTGTTATTTTATTATATCCTGTGATATTACCCCTCTCATTTATATACAAAGATCCACTATTTACCCCATTAACTCTAGCTACAATTTTATACCATGTTTCGGGCTCTAAAATATGGTATAGCCATATACCTCGTCTTTGATCATCACCATATGGCTGACAAAGTCTTTGTTGTCCATATGGGACACCAGCTTTTTGCATCAAGTCATATATCTTATTGTGTATCTTTTCTGGATTCTTAGAATGATATATCCAAATATCTTTAGTCTTCCAGTCATAAATTGGATAAATGTTAAAAACTTTATCTATGACTTGCGTAGTCCATCTATGCCCTCCGTGCATTATTTTATCAAAAACGGCAATAGTCCTAAAACGATTTAGACTTTCATCTGCTCTAATGCCAACAAAAATAGCTGTATCTTTATCTCCTCCATACCATTCAGCAAAAAGGGGTACGAATTCTTCAAACTCCATCTTAGGAACAAAGAAGGGGTATGGACAATTGTCTATGTTAATAACGCCTTCATGTTTTGGCATTTCTCTTACCCAGTCTTCCTTACGTTCTTTATCCCAACAACACCAAACAGGCTCAAAATTACTAACAGCATTTCTAAGTTTAATAGGTAAACATATCCAATGCAGATCTATATTATTCTTATAGTAATCAAACATTTTTTCTGCATGACCAGAAGTGTGTTTATATTGAGCTTCAAAATCCATTAACATTACACCAACTTTTCTCTTCCTTTTAATAGCTTCGTCCATAACAAGATGGAACATAACAGTGCTGTCTTTACCTCCCGAAAAAGACAAACAAATGTTATCAAAGTTATCAAAGGTATATGATATTCTTTCCCTTGCCGATGTTAAAACATCTTTATCTATATATTTTTTTAATTTCATAATTAGTATATATTTGCTTTAGATTTTGATTCAGCACTTTTTTCATCAAGCTTATCTCTGCCGTTAGCAACTAACCACTTGTTTAAATATTTTAAAGCTACGGAGTCCGCTTTCTTTTGTTCTTCTTCCGTTAATAAGTTATATCCTCCTCTAAACCTAGCTGGTATTCCATATTTTATACATAAAGAAGCTTGTCCAAGCCATGCAATCCTATTCATTTTTTCATTTGTTAAATAGTGCTCACAAGAATTTTTCCAAGTAGTGATTACTAAGTTTAAAGCTTCTTCAAATTCTTTTTTATTAGTTAAAAGCTCTTTATATTTAAACTCACATTCCTCTTGTGTCATGCCTTTGGGTGGGTGTTCTTCATAGAAACCAGCTGGATAACATTCCCATTCTTCCCATGTGTGTAATATCCTGTTATCGTTTGCACTATCTTCATCTTCTATGTCTTTTTCATCTAAAGATTCTAATTCATTGTCATCAAAGATGTTTACAGTCCAAGATTTAGAAAAGTCTTCATCTTGAAAAACTTCAACAAGACCAGAAACCTGACAAAGCCTTAGTACTTCGTCTTCATCCATACCTAATTCTTTGCCTATCCTTTTATCTGTCCAATTCCTTTTTTTTAGTTCTATAACTATATCAGACATAGAATCTACATTATGTTTTCCTCTTGCCCTGTTATGTCTAATTGTTGAAGCTATTCTATCGTTTCTACCCTCTTGTTCGTGACGTATGGTAACAACTGGCAAATATCCCATAACACGTTCTTTAACTTCTTGGCATTCTCTAGCGACTCTATTTCTATGGAAACCGTCAATGACTTCTCTTTTTTTATCTTTAGGCCAAGTAACAACAGGCTGAGTATAGCCGTCGTGCATAATAGATGTTTTAAGCAACTCCATCTCTGGCGGTGCAACATTGTTAGGGTTGTAGTCATTAGCCTCAACATTGTCTGTTTTAACCCACAAGACACAATCAACTGGCTCATCTTTAAAAGGGCTTATTTCGTGTAATAAAGATTTTATTCTGTTAATTTCTTCAATCTTTTCATCAACAGATAAAGTTTTAATTCTTTCAATATCAGAATAGATATTTGCATTAGTTTTTTTGTTTTTTTCACTTACAAAATCTAACAAATTAGTTTGTTTCATATTTCCTCCATGTTTTTTACAGATTATCGTAAATATTTTTTACGTCAAGAAAAAAAATAAATTATTTTGTTGTTGACATAGCGTTTAGACTTGAATAGCTTGAGATCAACAAACTTAAGGAGGTTGTGTTTATGACAACAATGAGTAATATTCAGCTTGAAATTAGAAACATTTTAGAATCTATAGAACAAGTCCCAGAAGAACAGCATGAAGAACTAGAAGACTATCTTGCCGGCCTTGGAGATCTTGAAGCAGAAAAAGCCGACGCTATAGCTTTTGTGCTACGTGAACAAAAAGCACGAATTGAGTTCCTCAAAGATGAAGAAAAGCGGATTAAGGCCCGTAGGAACGCTGCTGAAAGGGGTTTAGAGCGTACAAAAGAATATTTTAAAGGAATGATGTATGCAAACGGTTTAAAGCAGATTAAGGGCAATTCTAGCACTTTGTTTTTGCGTAAATCTGAAAGCGTCAACCTTGGTGAAAATTTTGTTCCAGAACTATGCTTACCAGAAGAGTGTTATAAAAAGGAAGTGTCAATTAAAATAGACAGAAATAAAATTAAACAAAAGATTAAATCGGGTGAATCAATCGAAGGGTGTTCTCTTGTTGAAAACTTTAGTTTGAATGTGAGATAATTATGACTATTGATGATATCTGTGAAGAAATTGGGATTAGTGATTTTGACCTTTTAAGATTAATAAGAAAAAACTATTTTCCTGATAATGTTTTTAGTAAATCAGAGCTTGAACAATGGGCAGAAGAAAATGGTTATACAAAAGAATAATCTTGACAAGAGCTGTGTACAAGAGTATTAAGGGGATAAAATAAGGAGGTTATATGAATAAATCAAACGAAACAAGTGAACTTTTTGCTGCACTATCTAAGTTTCAAGGTGAATTAGATATGGCGAACAAAGCAAAAACGGGGCATGGTTACAAATATGCCGATTTAGCCGAATGTATTATAACTGCTAAACAGGGACTTGCTGACAATGGCCTTGCCGTAATTCAGTTGCTTGATGAGAATGAAAAAGGTACAGCCCTTGAAACAGTGTTGACACATTCGAGCGGTCAATATATTTCCAGCTCTTTTGTAATGGAAAGGGCTATTTTGCAGGGCGGAGCAGGTAAAAATCCAGCGCAAGCAATGGGAGCAAGCATTACTTATATGCGGCGTTATGCCTACGCTGCTATTGTTGGATTAGCTCAAGAAGACGATGATGCTGCAAAAGTAAGAGCACAAAAAGAATCAGAAAGGGAAGCTCTTGAAGCTGCTAAAAATTATGATCCGACAGAAGATATCGCTAAGCTGAATGCTTGCAAAACTGTCGACGAGATGAACAGCGTCTGGGGATCTCTTTGTGACATCGCTAAAAAAGATAAGCGAGTTATAACAGCAGGGAGTAATCATAAACAAGCATTGTTAAATGCTATTACGCCGCAGCAGCTTAAACAGCTACAGACATTATATAGTGGCATAGACCGTGATAAACGCCTTGCACTTGTTGGAACGATGCTTAACCGCAATATAGAGTCCTTTAAAGATTTGACAACAAAAGAAGCTAATTATATTATTGAAAATACAAACAGGGAGGAATTGAATTAATGAATGTATGCACTTTTTCAGGGAGACTTACAAAAGACGCAACCGAGTTTGTCACTCGTACAGGCACGTCAATAGCCAACTTTACGCTTGCGATCGATTCAGGTTTCGGAGAAAATAAAAAGACGTTGTTTCTTAATTGCAAAGCGTTTAAGCGTGGCGGCATGATTCCATATATGACAAAAGGTAAAGCTTTTATCGTGTCTGGTGAATTGCAGCCGAACGAATATACTGACAAAAATGGAAATGAGATTCGCACAATGGAATTGATATGTGGACAGATTGATTTTCAACAGGGCGATAGCGGCAATAACCAGCAAAAATCATCGCAGTCACAGAATAATTATAACAGTAACCCCGGTCCTGCTTTTCCAAGTGAATCAGAAGATTTAGATTCTATACCCTTTTAGATTAGTAATTACAACAACCTATACAGCCCTTACTTTTGTGAGGGCTTTTTTTATTTTTATTGTTGACATTGAATTTTAGCTGGCATAGATTGTTTTTAACGAAACAAATAAAAGGAGAAAGTATGACTAAATTTACATCGGGACCGTGGAATATTCAAAATGATTATGAAATAGTGAACCGTAAAAACTTTATTGCTGATTGTGATGTTGATTGTGGAGAAGATTGTTTGCTTGAAGAAGACGTAATCGCAAACGTTCACTTGATTTCTGCCGCACCGGATATGTATGAAGCACTGGAGGCTTTAATTAAATATGTTCCGACAGAATCAGTAGAGTGCCGTGGAGATAAGTGCCGTAAGCCGTGGTGTATTAGTTGTTTTGGCGAAGATGAAGCGCAAGAAGCGATGGTCATTGCAGAAAATAATTTTGCTAAAGCTATAACCGCCCTCTCAAAAGCAAGAGGTGAAATGAAAGTTAGACAACACTCAGAACGTAGCGAAAAATAGGATAATGTCGGATTTATCGTAACAACCGTTATGACAGTGATTACTGCTGTAATTTGGATGTATGTATAACAATGGGGGTAGTTATGGAAAGAGGCAAAATACTTGATGAAGCTAAGGGAATAATTAATGGCGAGCGAGTTAATACATACGGCAAGCCAGAGGATTCTTTTACTTTTATCGCAGAATTTTGGACAGCACATTTGCATGCTTGCGGATACATGCCGCTTGATAAAAAACTCACGAAAAAAGACGCACAAATGATGCTTGCAGAATTTAAGTTTGCCAGAGAAACACAGCAAGGCAAAAGAGATAATCTTGTTGATGCTGCCGGATACATCGGCTTAGCGGGTGACGATTATGACAGTTAATCTAAACGAGCAAGATTACATGGACATAATAAAAGCACCACCGTTAAAAATTCCTGATAAACAGGATATTTTACCCAGTAACAAGTATTTATTGTCTGTTAAGATAGGTGGTGAAATGCAACTTATTGATGTGTATGCAGTGTGTATGCCATATCAGCAAGATATAAACAAAGGGCGTAAAGCTTGGTATGTTGATGTGACCGATTACAACGGCTATAAAGGTAGTGTTAACATTAAAAAATTAAGGTGTTTACCTATATGATAATTATTGAACAGTCTCACGAAATTTTGCACATGGACGATATTAAGCGTATCGAAATAGCTGGACGAACATGTTATAAATCCGAAGACAAAATCACTGGCAATAGTGCCAATAAATTCTGTAAAATGTTGATAAAACGTGGGCATGAAGCAATGTTAGAGCACGCTTCAGCAAGTGTAAAATTTATCACTAATCGTGGGATTACACAGGAGCTTGTAAGACATAGAGTCGCTTCGTTCGGTCAGGAATCTACTCGTTATGTTAATTATGGCGGTGATGATATCGTTTTTATTCGTCCTGTTTGGATGAATAATGAAGATAAAGGTCTTTATGCTTTTACTGTTGCTTGTGAGCGTGCGGAAAATGGATATAAAGAATTGATATTTTGTGGATGGCGTCCCGAGCAAGCAAGAGAAGTTCTTCCTAATTCGCTTAAAACCGAAATTGTTGTGACTGCTAATTTTCGTGAATGGCGACATATTTTTAAACTTAGAGCAATAGGGACGACAGGTAAGCCTCACCCCCAGATGCAAGCATTAATGATGCCAGTATTAGAAGGATTCGCAAATAAATGTCCTGCTATTTTTGGTGATTTATTTTAAATTATAGCCCCTTTCCAAAAGGTTAGGGGCTATTTTTATGCGTTGGTTAATGTAAAATTGATCGAGCCTGAAACGGAAGTACCTGCGGCAGAAGATTGAGCAGTGAGCCAAATATCAGTTTTTTCAGGCGCGTCAATAGGATATGGAGTATCAATGACAACCTGATTTTGAAATATATCAACAATTCCAGCAAGCCGAATAGCAGGGTTTTCTATACCATTATTCCTAAATTTAAACTTGACAACAGCGTTTTTACCTTCACCAGCCGTTTTACCAGTCCTTTTAATCGTTATTTTTTTGCCACGAGGGACAGTATATAAAGCCATTAATGTTTGACCATTAAACGGCTGAATCCTCGCTATTAAATCTGTAGATGTATTATGAGTAATATTTATAATGCCCTGATTAGTTCCGAGTGTTCCTGCATTTACTGCATAAGCTCTATACACTCGGAGAAATTGTTGAGTGCCGACAACCGGAGTTAAACCGTTTAAAGTCAAAGTTTCTGATACTTCGTCCTAGTTTTCGTCTAATCCGAGTATTTCCACATTCCACGCACCTGTCGACTGATCAGTGTCTAATGCGCTGGTAGATACTACACTCACCACATCTGGAGAAGTGGGCCACGGATACGCCGTTTATCCATCCCATATTGGGACATCTAAAGTTCCTACATTAGCATTACGCCCAAATTTGTAGTAATTAGTGCCACCAACACCCCAATATTTAGCGATGAAGCGTCCCCAACTTGCCATAATTACTCCTGTTGTTGTTTTTTAGCAATCCTTTCTTGTAACTCTTTGTCTGTCCAGTCAGAGCGAGCACGACCACCAAGAGAATTGTATATTTTTTCTAACTCTTCTCTAGTTTGCTCTTTTTCTGTATTTTGTTCTTCTACATTCAATTCGTCTTCAATAGTGTTAAAATTATCTGTGTTAATAGTGTTTGTAGGCCCGTTTTCATCAATATTTTTAACTTTTTTTATTTTACGCCAATCTATTAAACTGCGTATTTTATATTTACTTAATCCGTCAATATCAAAGACCTCATTTTTTTTTATGTCTTTTCCTTTGTACCTAAAATTTGTCATTGCAATATAACTCATATCAACTCCAATCAAAAAAGGGGACAATTAAGCCCCCTTTATATAATTAATTGTTATTTATTTCTAAACCAGATCATAGAACAGCATACCTAAATCAGGTGCGGACATATGCTGGTCAATGCTCATTTCAGCCTCAATATAATCACCCTTAATTGCGGGAGATTCACGATACTTACGAACAGCAGGACCGTTAGCAACACCTTGACCGATATACTGGTTCCAAGTAAATGTCACACCAGCAGTTGGGGACATAATGCCGGGGCCGTCTACAACGTGAGAAAGCAGGAATTTACCACTTGCAATAAACTGATTATCAGTCGGGGGGATACCGTCTGCATCTTCAACGCCATCTACAGCAACGTTAGCCACGGTTTTCATGACCATAAGCTGGTCAACTTCAAACAGAGCGGCTAGGGTCTGTATGGTTACCATTGCGGGGCTAATATTACCAACTTGTCCACCGTTCTTGATTCGGTCGAGAACAGATGGGCTGTTCTTAGCTGCAACAAAAGTATCATAAGTAATCAAAGCTCTGTTCGGCAAAATACCACCAGATTTAATAATAAACTGTGCTTTTGCGTCATCTACCTGTTTTGGGATATCAGCAGCGTCATCAGTCCATTTTTCGACCTGATCCCCAGTGGGTGTATCAGCAGCTTGGATATCAGTCCCCCATTTGCCAGAAGTCAAGAACTTAGTTGCAAAATCTTGTTCACGCTCAAGAAGCAATGCGTTAGTAACAAGCATAGTTCCTTCCCGGTCAAGATTGAACTGACTATCAGCATTTTTACGCTTTTTGTCAGAAATAAACACACGAAGTGCATTTTCTCCGCAAGAATAATTCTTATTGATAGTCTTATAACTAATGCTATTTGCTTTGGCCTCTTCTGCCCTTGTGGACTCATAAGAACGGAGCCAATAACCATTAGGATAAAAAGTATATTCATCACTTTGGTGGTTTACAGGACGATGTGAAAAAAAGCGAGTAGACATAAAAATGTCTTGACTCTGCCAATGTGCTACTGAAAAATCAGAAAGCGGTTTATTAACGTGAAAATCACGTGCAGTTGAATTAGTAGGCATTTATATATTACTCCTTAAGCAGGTTTAGGGCCTGTAGGCTGAAAAAGCATTGTGAAATAGTCACCATCAGCGGCAGCAGCATCAATTGCAGTACCTACGATGTATTCTCCAGTAGCAGCTACTTTAGCTTTACCAGTCGCAGCAATAGACACCTCTGAGCCCGCAGCGACAGCTACGCCAGCAAGTACTGTTACTTTACAACCATATTCGGTAACTACGCCCGTTGAATCACCAACGGTAGATGGGTTTTCATAGTTTACACCTACACACATTTCACCGAGTGTATCGCAAACACTGACAGTATTAGCCGAAGTTATTTTTACAAACTTATGACGTGCGGCTGAGAGGTCTTCACCTGCAAGAAAAGTCTGTTTAATTTTAAAATTATCTTGTGCCATGTTTATGACTCCTTACATTTCGTTATAAAGGGCTTCGCCTTCGGGGGTAGCAGCAGCCAGTTCCATAGCCTTTGCTTTATCGTTCCCAGCTTCTGCCATTTTAGATTTTACGAGATTATCCCAAGCTGTAACAGTGTCAGCGGTTTCAGTAGTCCCAAGCTCTTTTTTCGCATTTTCAAGCTTAGTATTTTCAGCCTTCATCAGATTGGTAAGATTTGTCTTGACATCCTCGGGCAGTGGCTCTATGCTTTTGAGCATATCAGCAACAACTTCTGGTGCAAGCGGGAGATGTGAAAACTCAGACTTGGCTTTAACCATGAACTCAGCTTTTTCAGCTTTTTCTTTTTCAAGCTTTTGAGACTTTTCCAAATCTTCATTTTTTTTGATTATGGACTTAAAAAGATTAAACGTTACTGAATCAGTCTGTGACTTTTTCATAGTTTGACCTTCATACTCAATGACCTCTTCTTCTTTAGCCATTTTGTCCATGATCTTTTTACGATTCATAGCATCCATGAGCATAAACTCTTTCTTTTTCTTGTCATCGAGTCCGCCCATATAAGCTTTTTCAGCATCGGTCATAGTCGCCATTTTCTCAAGATCAGCCATCTTTTCACCCATAGCGGCAATATCTTTAGTATGAAATTCGGCCTGTTTTTCCAGCACTGTCTGCACACTTGCGGCAACGACATCATACTTATCGCCTAATTCCTTCTCAAGTTCGCCAACCGCATTTTTTGTAACGGCAGCAAAGTCAACTTTTTCTGACATTTCTGTCTCCTTATTAGTATTATCGCCACCGTTGGTAGCGGTTTTTAAAAGCCTCGCTATGGCGTCTTCTTGGGCAGGACGACCTACAGCAGAAATTTTTGTCATATTAACTTTTGTAACTTCCCTTTTATTATTTTTATGATCTGTTCTCATTAGTCTAAATCCTTAGCAGCGTATGAGCCTTCGATAGAAAATCCGGTTAGCTCACCGTCTTCAAACATCTTAAAAGTTTTTTCGTCTACTTTTGCTCCCGTCATAAAACCATATCTGTCTGATTTAATCCCCATTGCTTTTGCAATTTCTTTTGTAAGCGGAAAACCAAATATCATGGTTCCAACATCTTTTGGGGTA